CTCAAAATTTGGGCCGCTAATCCCCTCGTCGTCTCGATCTCCAAAGTCATCGAGGATTGTTCAAATACACTCCAATGGTTATGTTTAATACAATACTTTAATAACCCCGAATAATTCTCATTTTGCTGATTTGATGGATTTGATACCCTAGCGATATATGCCATCATCTTCTCAGCATCGGGTGTGATACTTACAAATTTTACATTCATTTAGCAAATCCTTTATAATTTTTTGCATCTGTAGCAGCTAATTCCTCTTTAACTATCTTCAGTTGCTTTTTCATATACCTTAACTCATCATCAGAATAAAGGTGATCTTGCTTGAGTAATCTCTCAAGCATCTTTATTAATCTTTTTGCTCTACTAGTCTGCGTAGCCATCGTCATCATCGTAAAGTTCATCATAATCTACTGGTGTTTCAAATGCAGCAGAATTTTTATATGCATCTACATCAGAATAAACTTCCGCTTTTAATGCATCAAGCAACAACTCCATATTACGAACTATAAGTTTTAATTTGTCCTTTTCCATAAGAGTATTTCTTTCCTCTAATTATAACATAAAAAAAGGAGGGTAACAACCCTCCTCACATTTATGCACTGAACTTATACAGCAGTAAGTTTCTTGGAAACTTTGATTCCTCGATACATAAGATCGAAGTTTCTGTGTTGTGCTGCTTCAGCGAGTACTTTTTTATTGTACTCTTCAGAGTCGTATACGACTCCACGGTAAGTGACTTTTGCCATTGGCTTTACTCCAAAGTAGTAGGGTTTTTAATCCGTTCCTTTAGTCGGCTTTTGCGTCCCAATCACATTCTTCACTAGAATCCTTAATCATTTGCACAATCTCAGATCTATGCTCAAAAGTAGATTTTATCTTATCGATAAGACCATTTGCTTGATCACAAGTCAAAAGACCTGTAAAAGCAGTTGATGTAATAGCAGCGAATAAAATGTTCATGAGATGAACGATCCGTTCCGAGTCGGCTTACTTGCGTCCCCATTTCAGAGGATGAACGTTGTGTTAATACTAACACATTTCAACTATTTAGTCAAGTTAATATGTAAATTTGTTACATCGACCCTACAGAGCAAAAAAATACCCCGATTTTTTGTCGGGATATATGGGAAAAAAAGTTCGATTTTGGTTTACCCCTTTCTCTTTTTCTTTTTTGGTCCTGTGCTTTGATAGTTCCACAAGTTTGGTTTGATAGTACCAAACCCATAATCAATAGATTGTATACCACCTTGTTTAAACTTATCATAATACATATCAAATATTTTAATCTTAGATCCCCTAGTTAAATCTATATGTAATTTATCTTCAAACATATATTTAACAATAAAAGCATCAGTAGGAGCATTTTTAACACTTACATCACCCATAGATCCATCTTCAATCAGAATCTCACATCCATAATTTGATTTAGAAGATTCTTTTTCTTTTTTAGACCATATTGATGGTTTCTTTTCAACTAACTTTTCTCCTACTTTTTTATCATCCACAACTGGTTCTTTTACTTCACTCATGATCTACCACCCCAAGTAATATCTGGAAATGCCTGTGAAACTATCTCTTTAGAAATATCATACTTAGATTCTAAATCCTTATCTTTTACTAAGCAAAGAATTTCTGCCTCCAATGGATGCAATCCCTCTAAGATATTAATAAACATAGTCTCACGACGAAGACCACTTAATCCACTATTACCACCTTTTATGAAATTATAGAATTTAATATATTCTTTACGAATCGTAGTTCTTCCTTGATCCTGAGATCCTAAAGAAGTAGATCCCATTTCATTCATTTTACCAACAGCATCATTTATCTTATCAGATAAAGTTCCTGTAGTATTACCATCCTCTTTATTTGTACCATAAGGAACTTCACCTGGAGGAAGTAAAGATATTACAGACTCATCATAATTCCAAATACAAAGTGCTTTGATAGATGGATCAGAATATTTTTGAAGTACCTTAACTTTATTACCCTTACTTCTTTGTTTTGAAGCAGCATCAAAAACTTCATAAGCAAATGGATTTACTGGTAAATCTGGAATTGATTGTGAAATTACTTTTGGTTTCGCTGCTACTTTTGGTTTAGTAGTAACCGCAGTTTTTCTTACTGGTTTTTTAGTTGTTGACGCTTTCTTTCTAGTCGTCGCTGTCGTCTTCTTCGTTGTCATAATTGTTTTCAAATCTGAATGCTACAATTTCATCTGGAACTAAGTTTCCATTACCATCAAACATCTCTGGATGAACTTTAATATCATGATAGTTCATAAAATACTCTCTGGCAACCCAACCACCAATGGCTCCAACTATAAGGAACAATAATGTTAGAAAAGATCCGAATACTAAACTTATCGCTAACATGTTTCTTCCTCCTAATTTTAATGTGGTAATATGTAATGGTTTGGTTTTCTTTTTACCTCCTGTTAAGATGAATTCAAACCCACGATTCATATGATAATTTGATTTATTTATATCATCGCTAGGCAATTTTATTTTCTTTAAGGAATTTAACTGTGTCAACACATCCTCCTAATTTTTTACCATCAACAACCACTTGCGGAAAAGTAGATCCTTGACCAAATTCACCATAAAACGAATCTCGATCAAAATGTTCATCTAGATTATACACTACAAAACTACTTCCTGTCAACTGCAATACTTCCTTTACCTTGTCACAATATGGACATCCTTCCTTAGTATAAACTGCAAAGTTCATTATCTTAAAGTTAAAAAATTATTTATTACCTATTATAACACAAAATTAAGCGTGAGCATAGTAAATAAATCGAACTCCTGAACTTGAAGCCCAGTTATTTACACTAAATGCATTAGTCTGTGGCTGTACTCCATCATATCCTGAGTACTGTTCTTCAGTCCCCGCATAATTTAAATAAGGACTAGCACTAGTGTCATATCCCCTAAGTGAATCGTGAGCTGCCCAGTTTCCACTTGTTGATACCTTTTTCACCATAATATATCTCGGAACAAATCCACAATTTATAGTCAATTGACCACCAGTCCCAGTATAATGTCCAATACTAGAAACTCCATCAACTGCAGAGAAAAGATAAGCCACGTATCTATCACCATTATTATTTACCCTATCACTATTACCTACAACAAAGTATCTTGTTGTAGGTATTCCAAAAGGTTGAAAATCATTATATTCTTGTTGAGTTTTATTTAATACCAAATAATAATTCCAAGGAGTTGATCCGTTATGCAATCCATCATGTCCTACCATCCAATCTCCTGTATTACCACTACCACCACTCATTCTTTTTATCCAGATCATACCAGGGACATTACTACTACCTAGATTATGATGAATTTGCCTATCAGAATAACCATTCCCAATATAATGAACGACATCAAATCCCGCATTACGCTTCCATAAATGACCGATATACTTAGGTTCCCAGTTAATTCCACTACCTCTACTACTATCCATATAAGTCCAAGAACCAGCAACTTCATTATCAGGGAGGTTTGATTTTACATTTCCTGGCATTAATTTTTTATCAGAAATCCACCAATCATCTTCCCAAGAGGCAGGACCAGTACTATCATATTGTTTATACATTCTAAAGTCAGGTGCAAACTGTGTATCAAACACAGGCATAGTGCCGCTAAGATTGTTACTACTTTCATTATTAGCTTGAGCTCCACCATAATCCATACCAAAAAGTTTTTTAGCAGATTGTGGTCTACCTACATTTCCATCAGACCTACGAATTGCGATAAAAATATACGTCTGATTATTTGCATTAGTATAGTTAGTATTGTCTCTTACAGTAAACCCTGTAGGTGTTGCTTCTGGTCCCATATTCTGATCTTCTCCCCAATTTCCATCAGCCCATATCCTTGATTTCATATTAGTACTACCACCATTATGTCTCATACCTCGAAGATCATCAAAAATATTCCAAGATGTTGTTGTACTAGATTCAAATGATGAAGCTTTAATCATGACGTACTGGGGTTCCCATCCACAATAGATCTCAGGACCAGAAGATACTG